TCATTGTAATGTTTTTTCTAAAATTTCTCTTCCTTTTTCTCGATAGGACATATCCCCAATAGATTGAATAGAAAATGTTCCATCTTCAAAATCAACGACTGAGACACTACCATTGTCTAAGCCTAAACTACGAGGGGTACTATGGTCGATTAACCATAAAAAAGTCGCAATAGTCATCCCATGACTGACAACAATCGCATTACCTCCCCCAATATCCTCTATTTTTTTAGCTATAGCAGTGAAGCCTGACAGAATACGGTTACTCAATATTGCCCACGGTTCTGCCCAGCCAGCCGTATCAACTTGACAAATCAAATTAGCAATTTCTTCGTGTGTCAAATGGCTCATATCTCCGTTTGAAACTCGAGGCAGAACGCCATTAAAAAGGTCGCCATCATATCCTCCATCCAAACTACCAAAGCACCACTCGCGGATTCGTTTATCTCTCGTATAGGGAATATTTTCTTGTTGCACTTCCCTGAGAATAATTTCCATAGTTTGTAAAGTACGTCCACTATCACTAGAAAAAGCTTCTTTAAAACTAATATTTGAAGCCTTTAGTCCCAAACCAAGCTCTTTAATCCCGAGTTCTCCAAAGGTAGTTAAAGGAGTATCACTCCACCCCTGAGCGCGACCAATTGTATTAAACATTGTTTTACCATGACGAGCGATATATAAACGAACTTTACTCATACTGACACCTCACAAGCATTTTATTATATTATAACAAAAAAGAACCTTAATATGGTATCATTTGCTATCATTGCCCAATCACTTGATAAATCAACATTTTACAACCTTACATTATCTGGTCAATTACACTGATTTTAAAAACAACGTAGTAAATAACGTAGTAATTTTTGCGCTGGGGAGCATCTGATTTTTGGACTTGGAAAAGTCTTTTTTTATTTATCTAATTCCATCAACACTTCTTCCACTTTTTCCTCTGTCGCAACTTCCCACAATCTTACAGGCTCACCAGGTAACACATAATCAAATATCTTTCCGTTCTTACGCACAACCATCACTGTATCACTGCTGATATATCCTTTTTCAATCGCTTCTTTAAACTCATCTATATATAACATATTTTATCCTCCACTTATCTATTCGATAAAAAATCCTAAAAATAGACAATTTTAAATTTTTCTGTTCTGATAGACAAAAAAATAACCGCTCATTTAATGAGCGGTTTCACATTGTCAGTTTTTAGGTAAGAAGTCATCTGCTGACGCATTAAATATCTTACAAAGTTTAACTAAATCCTGAATAGTGGTTCTACGCCTGCCATTTTCCATCATTCCGACAGTTTGCTGATTAGTTTCTAGTAAATCCGCAAGTTGACTTTGAGTGAGTTTAGCAAGTTTTCTTTGATGGCGTATTTGTTCTCCGACAAATTCGTACAATTCCATTTCTAATCTCCTTTTTATTTTATAAAATATCCTGCTCCTCACCATCTTGTTGCTTTATTTCAAGTGGTTTTGCAAATTCTTTAATTCTATAATAACTGATATGTTTGATTTTCTCTACATCATCAGCTTTAACAATTAATCCACGTTTTTCAAATAGTCTAATTTGATCTTCCCATGTCAAAGCTAAAGGTTGTTTCATAACTCTCCTAACGATATAAAAAAAGCCCCATATCAGAACGTATCTGCCTATAAAGGAATGGGGGGTTTGTCTTGTTAAGATAATTATACTTTTTTTAAAAATAATGTCAAGCCACAAAATCGTGTCTTGAAATTTATAAATTCAAGCAACCACAACATATTGGATGATTATATATAAAAATACATTTTTAGCACAATATATTGTTGAAAAAATTTTGTTGCATTCACTATTGATAACAAAAACAGCCCCCGCAAAGCGAGGGCATTTGTCTTATCTTAAGGAGTTTTACCTCCATAATTTTTTGCTACCGACATTTATGTCGCTCTGTTGGTTTACATATCTGTTGCATCAATTAAGTAAGCATCTTCTACCCATTGTTCGGATTGCGGTGCATTAATACGTGACCAACCGTTTATTTTTTCGTACACTCTCACACGAGTACCCGCTTTGATAAACTCTTTATCGGTGCTACTTGCGTTTGGTTTAGATTCTACGTAATAATCTGTGCTTAGAGTCGCTTCGTAGTACGGCGTATTTGAGTTATCTAGCTTAGTATTAACATCTAAACGCTGATTAAAGCTAACTGCTTCTTGCGGTTTATCTGCTTTTGGTACAGTCACTTGGCTATTGTCGTCAGCTAATAAAACGACATTTTTATCTAGTCCCCCAGCGACTCCGACGCTTGTAAATTGCCACCAGCGCACGCCGTCCATTGATGGGAAATAGTCCCAAAGTGGGTCTTTTCGTACTTCGTAGTCTGGATAACCAGCTATCCAAATGCTGTTTGGGTACTTAGCGATAATTTGCTGATAATCAATATTATTAAGCGTAAATGGCTTATAGCTGTAGTAAACAGGCTTGTAACCAGCGCTAGCGATTTTATCCATAAATGCAATAACTGCGTTTGTGTTAGCTTGCTTGTCTGCGCTTGCGGAATCTTCATAGTCAATGACTAAGTATGATACTTTTTTGCTTGGTAAGTTAGACAAAAATAAGTCTGCTTCCCGTTGCGCTAAAGCACTATCACCGCCAAAACGTCCAAAGTGGTAATAGCCAATTGGGTCGCTTGTGTTTGCTTGTTGTTGATGCCTATCAGACAGCCAAGCGAGCGACTCAGATACTTTGATAATCGTTTTAGTAGTGCCAGCTTGCTGACAAGTAGTGGTTAAGTCTGCTTGTTGATAAGCTGATACATCAATAAAATAATCGCCTTTATTTAGTCCTATATTACCTGTAACAGTAACTGCATTTTTAAAAACTTTTGGCCTAAAGGCAGTTGGGTATGTTGCGGAGTATGGGATTTTTACAATATTGTATGCGCCATTAGCACCGCCTTGATTTTGCCCCAAAAACCAGCCATATCCGCCTCCTGCATCGCTGTCAAAAATTGCTACATGACTGTAAGGCGTTACACCGTCAACAACCATAAAAATAGCAACATCACCAGCTTGCATAACTTCCACTTCATCAAAATAGTTTAAGATACCATTTTCGTGACGTTGCTCCCATATATCCCTTGCGTATCCTGTATTTGTACAGTTTGCGTATGGCAGTCCTAGATACTTACAGTAATCTGCGTAGCCATCCCAACATTGTGCACCGAAAGACCCATCAATATCATAAGCGTTACCATTTGACCTGCTTTTATATTCTTGATAAGTTGCCATTTACTCCTCCTTTCCAAAAAGTAAATAAATCGGATAACTAAAAAAAGCAACCACTGCAAGCGGTATGTACAGTATTGCTATTGCTAGTACCATTGCTATTTTAGTGATTGCACGCATGTCCCCTCCTATTTTTTTGGCTCGTGGTAAGTCAATGCTTGCTCACTGTCTGAAAGACCTTCGGTTGTTGGGTCTGTAACAACTCCAAGTAATACCAAAAGCGTTACTGCTGTGTTTGCAATATCCGCAATATTTGACGGTAATTTAATACCTAATTGCTGCGCTAGCAAAAATATAGCTCCTAAAATAGCCATCAAAGTTACTTTGTTTTGTAGTCGTAATTTTAAATTAATCATATTTATTTCTCCTATTAAATAATGTTTTTATTTGTTCCTTGTTGACAATGATGTCGTCTTCTGTTTTTCCGAGTCGTTGCTCGTGGATATCCAAGATTTTATGTATCTTTTCCCTGTCACGCTGTGAGTCTTTTAGTTCGTAAGCCAGTTCTTTTATTGTGTCTTTAAGGGCGCTCATTGTATCTTCGTTTTTTTGCATCGCTGTTTTAAACGGATTAACAACAAACGCCCACAATCCAACTACCGATAAAATCGCCCCGCTTGCTGCGCCAATTTGTAGTATGTCAATGTTCAT